GTATACACCAGAGGCGGCAGCACCATGGCGCACGCAGGGTGCGGAGCTACCACGGAGGCAATGATCATCGTGAACAACCCGGAATACGCCGATGCGGACCCGAGAACCACAAGAAAATGGCTGATGGCTAACCACTACAACATACAAGGAACCACGCACGCAGGAATCAGCAAAGGGCTGGAGCACTTCGGATTCGTTCAAAGGAACTTCTCCGAGGCAAACATACAGCAGGCGTTCGACCTTCTGGCATCAGGCGAATATTTATGGGGAGCTATTAACTTTGGACGAGGAAAACGCGGAGGCGTGGTCTGGACGTCTAACGGCCATTATGTAATGTTTTCTGCGTTCAGAGTAAAAAACGGCAAGGTTGAACTGTTTACAAGGGACCCGGGAGCGAGAAAGAACGACGGCTGGCATGGTTACCGGAAAACCATGAAAGGGCTCATAAAGCGCATCTGGATCTGCAAACTGAAAAACGCCGTTCCAATGCCAAAACCAGTAAAGATAAAGAAAACCTACGCCGGGAAATTCCCGAAACTGCCGAAAAAAGGATATCTGGCACAGGGCGACACGGGCAAGCAGGTAAAGCGCCTGCAGAAGTTCCTGAACTGGTACAGGTCCTTCGATCTGGCCATTGATGGATCCTTCGGACCGCTGACAGACGAAGCCCTGCGCAAATTCCAGAAGGCAGAAAAGCTCACCGTAGACGGAAAGTACGGCCCGAAATCCTCTGAAAAAGCCGAGACCATCAAGAAGTAGAACTATTGACAGTTATCTGAAAATAGATAAAATAGCAGCAAAAGAACAGAACAAAGCCAGAAGGAGGACTGCTACCAATGGCAAAAGAGATAGGCCGTATAGGCCAATTTAGATACTACGCACCGGGATCCTCGTCAATTTTCTTCGAGGAATTCCTGCCGGAGCTGAGAGGAATCAGAGGCGTAGAGGCATACCAGGAGATGGCAGACAACGACGCGACCGTCGGGGCTATTCTTTTTGCGATAGAAATGCTGATGCGTCAGTGCGAATTCCACATACAGCCAGCAGGAGACACCGAGAAGGATAAAGAGGCGGCAGAATTCGTAGAGAGCTGCATGGACGACATGGACCGCACCTGGGCCGACACGCTGTCGGAAATTTTGTCGTTTTTGACCTACGGCTGGAGCTACCATGAAATCGTCTACAAGCGGAGAATCGGCAAAACGAAGAGCCCGGTCACAAACAGCAAGTACGCAGACGGCCTCATAGGATGGAGAGGGCTGCCCATCAGATCGCAGGACACCCTGTACGGCTGGGTTTACAAAGACGAGAGCGACGAGCTCATAGCCCTGGACCAGGTACCGCCCCCGTTTTACGAACACTGCATCATCCCCGTCGAAAAGGCCCTGCACTTCAGGACCAGAAGCCGCAAGGATAACCCCGAAGGAAGATCAATCCTCAGAACAGCCTACAGAGCTTATTATTTCAAGAAAAGACTAGAAGAAATCGAAGGATACGGCATGGAAAGAGACCTGGCCGGATTCCCTGTGCTTTACGCACCAGCGGACCTGCCGATCTGGGACGAAAACGACCCGGAAATGGTTCAGACGCTGGCCAGAGCGGAGCACATCGTATCATCCATCAGAAGAGACGCAAGAGAAGGTCTGGTGCTTCCAGGAGGAACAGAAGGCTGGAAGATCGAGCTGATCTCGTCCGGCAGCAGGCGGCAGTTTGACACGAACGCCATCATAGACCGGTACGACAAGAGAATCGCAACCAGCGTGCTCGCAGACTTCGTAATGCTGGGACAGCAGCAGGTCGGGAGCTTCGCGCTTGCGGACAGCAAAACCAAAGTGTTCGCAATGGCCATCGGAACCTACCTCGACACAATCTGCGAAACGTTCAACAACCAGGCGATCCCACGCCTCATAGACCTCAACGGCGACCACTTCAAAGGAATCACCGACTACCCGTTCATGGAGCACGGAGACATCGAGGACAAGGATCTAACCCAGTTCGCAGACTACGTCACGAAGATGATCAGCGCAGGAGCCCTCATGCCGGACGAACAGCTGGAGGAGGAGATCCGCAGAGTCGGCGGATTGCCTGAAAAAGTAGAGACGTCCGCGCCTTACGGAGTACAACCGGGCGAAAACGGGCCGCAGGGGCCACAGAATGAGCCACAGAGCGCCGAAAACCAAGAAAACGAACAAACACTCGAGGAAGACGAAAAAGACGCTCAGGAGGCCGAAATGGCACGCAAGAGCCTAGGCCGTCGGCTGTTCGGAGGGAGGAGTGATAAATGAGACGAGGAACCACACCAACGCTGACCTTCACGACCCCCTACGAAGCAGCCCTCATCCAGAGCGGATATCTGACATTCCAGCAAAGAGGAACCAACGTGCTGGACATTCCGCTAAGCGACCCCAGCATCACCGTGGCGGACAACGCGATCTCGATCACGCTGACGCAGGAACAAACGCTGGCATTCACGACCGCAGCACCATGCGAGGCACAAATCCGGGCCGTTTTGACCTCGGACAAGGCCGTAGCTTCAAACATTGTGCAGGTTCCGATTTGCGCGATTCTAAAGGACGGTGAGATCTAATGGCAGACTGGACAACCACGCTAACCTTTGACGAGGAGCAGACATTTGATACCACCATGGACACAATCACAGAGGTCGTAACCAGCGACCACACGAAGCTGATCAACCGGGACGCAGCGCAGCAGCACCCGATCACATCAATCACAAACCTAAGCAATGAGCTGGGGAACAGGGTAGTCGAAGGAAACGCCCTGACAAACCAGGAAATCGAACAAATCATCATAGGAGGATAACACCATGAGCAAGTATCTTGATTCCAACGGACTGCTTTATTTTTACCAGAGGCTGAAGTCGCTGTTTGCAACGCAGGCAAGCCTGACCACAACAAACACGAACGTGACAGCCCTGCAGGAGCAGGTAAGCGGACTCGTAGCAGAAGGCGGAGAGCCGAACGTGATCGAAACCGTGCAGGTAAACGGACAGGCCCTGCCTGTGTCCGAGAAGACAGTCAACGTCACCGTACCAACAAACAACAATCAGCTGACGAACGGCGCAGGATACCAGACAGCAGCACAGGTGAACACCATCGTCACCGGATACGGATACGCCACGGCCACGCAGCTGACAAACGGCCTGGCCGGAAAGCAGAACACGCTGACATTCGACTCCACACCGACAGAGGGGAGCTTAAACCCGGTCACATCCGGAGGCATCTATGACGCATTCGCAACAGCAGTCACAGGGACATACAACTACAAAGGATCCGTGGCCACCGTTAACGACCTGCCATCGAGCGGAAACACAAAAGGAGACGTCTGGAATGTGCAGGCAACCGGAATGAACTACGCATGGACCGGAACGGAGTGGGATCAGCTGGGTGGATCATTCACCATCGAATCAATCAGCAACAGCGATATCGACAACATAATGGCCGCATAGCGCAGAAGGGAGGGCACCGAAATGGCAGATAAATACCTCAACCAAGCCGGACTGTCCTACTTCTGGTCGAAATTAAAATCCCGTTTTACAGGCATAGAGAACCAGCTGCCCAGCACCATCACAGGTGTGGACGTCAACACAGAGACCGGAGCAATGGAGCTCTGGTCTCAGGACTTGAACCAGGTCACGAAGACGGGATTATACAACGCCATAACGTGCAGGAACGCGAAATACCAGTACAGCACGCTAATCGTAATCGGCTATTATTTAGGCGGATATTGCACGCAGATCCAGTCGGACGTAACGACCGGAGCCATCGCCACCAGGACGCAGATCAACTACAGCTGGTCAGCGTGGAAAGTAATCGCATAGACAGGAGGGAAATCATGAGCAAAAGATTTCTGGATATTTTCGGAGTGGAGCACTACCACAACCTGATCAAAACGGAGGTCATAACCGCAACGCAGAGCGGAGCAACAAACGCATGGGAAGGCGAAACGGACGCAACCGGACTGGCCAAAGGGAAAACAATCGTGTACGCGCTGCCAAACGGAAGCGCAGCAGGAGCGTCAACCTTAGAACTGACATACCCGGATGGAACGAAATCCGGAGCCAAAGCAGTGAAAACAATTGACGGAGAAGCCGTTACAACCGCATGCCCTGCAGGAAGCAGTATGGCCATGGTTTACGACGGAACAGGCTGGAGGATCATATCTGGCGGCACAGAACCAACAAAAGGCGAACTCGAAAGTTTTTACACAAAAGATGAAGTGTACGCAAAAGATGAAGTGTACGCAAAAGATGAAGTGTACGCAAAAGGGAATTACAAATTTTATGAAGGCCAAGTAACGGTACCAGGAACCAACGTCATCACAGAGTACATCACTTGCGATTTCGATGTAAGAGATTACTTCGTGATCGGGTTCATGACGTCGCTTGGAGTTAATGGGACGATTTATAGCAATCCACGGAAAGTGCATAGTGACATGGTTTATCCGCAGATAAGTCTAGCACATTATAACAGCATTGATAGGATTGAACTGTCTTTTTATAACGACAATGCATCAAGCCGTACAGAATACTACCGCATTCTTTTGATGAAGGTGTAGCACAAGGGAGGCAGACCACATGGAACCGATGAAGACGCTGACCATGGCAGGCACGACATACGAGATCGTAGACGCAGAGGCGCGGCAGGCAATACAGGCGATAGCTAACATCATCTACCCGGTAGGATCTGTGTACCTGACCATGAGCAGCAGCAACCCGGCGCAGCTTTTCGGAGGGACCTGGGAGCAGATCGCAAACGGACGAATGCTGATGGGATCGGCACAGCAAGGAAGCATCGAGCAGAACACAGGGAACACCGGGCTGTTCGGAACGCTGGACAGCAACGAACTGAACTACAAATTCGAGGCAGGCCAGCTAGGCGGAAAGTTCAGGCACACGCTGACAGCAGCAGAATCCGGAGTGCCAGCCCACAATCACCCAGCAGGAACGGACAGAGCATACGCAACCGCACCGGCAGGATCCACCATCGGAGAAAAGGGCGCAGCTTCAGGAACGGCCTTCTATGCGCCGTCAATCGCGTCCGATTCGAACTGGTACACGCAGCAGAATACAGGCAGCAATACCGCAGCAAACGCACAGAATCCACACAACAACATGCCGCCTTACATGACGGTCAACATTTGGCAAAGAACAGCATAACCAGAGATAGGAGGCACGCCATGGGCTATCTGTTCAAGACAATCGACAGAAAAACCCTGATACAAAAGGCCACGACAGATGCCAGGGAGCGAAGCAGATCCCTGAGACAGCTGCGGAGATTCCTGGACGAAAACGAACCGGAGCTGGTGTACTGGCTGGTTCACACGTGGAACACGCAGGCCAGAGCCATCACATACAAAGAGCTCCGGGAGGCGATTCTTTCCGGAGATATCAGCTGGGACGTTTTGCAGGAGTGGCAGGAGGACTATGCAGCGTTTGTGAGCCAACATATGAGACCAAAATACGAGGAGGCCATCGAAGCAGCAGCACGCAGAATCGAGGAGAAGCACCCAGGCTGGTACTTCGACCCTTACGCAAACGGTGTGCAGCAGTGGGTAAACGATAGAGCCGCATCATTTGTGACGGAAGTGAGCGCAACCCAGATAGAAGGGCTCCGGACCGTAATCCTCAGAGCGGCAGTAATCGAAAACATGACCGTGGACCAGCTGGCCAGAGCAATCAGGCCCATGGTGGGACTAACAGATCCGCAGGCAAAAGCAAACCTGCGGTATTTTGAAAATCTGATAGAAAACGGAACCAGCGAAGATCGCGCCAAAGACCTCGCAGCACGCTATGCAGCCAGACAGCACCGGTACAGAGGCTATAACATAGCAAGAACTGAACTGGCGT